CAACGAGCGTTTTGGCGACGAAGCAATGGAAGAATATTATCCGCATCGTTGGGTTACTGAATCAGGTAACCAAGCTGATGGTGCAGGTACATTTGGACGTAAAGCACAACGTAAAGTTATAGTACAAGCGTTACAAGCATTAATGAACAGTAATCAAGATATCCGTGATGACGAATCAAGGACATTTAACTTGATAGCAACACCAGGTTATCCAGAACTAATTGGTGAAATGATCACACTAAACTTTGACAGAGGCTTAACTGCGTTTGTTGTAGGTGACACACCGTTTAGACTAACATCTGACGCAACTAGTTTAGAAAATTGGGCAACCAATCAAGAACTAGCAACAGAAGATAACGATGACGGTCTAGTAACAAGTGATGAGTACTTAGGTGTATATTATCCAAGCGGTTTAACAAGTGATAATTTAGGAAACAATGTTGTTGTTCCTGCATCGCACATGGTACTACGCACATTTGCACTTAATGACCAAGTTGCTTATCCATGGTTTGCAGGTACAAGACGTGGCGGCGTAACAAATGCTTCAAGTGTAGGTTACATTAATGCAGAAGACGAATTTGTAAGTATTGCACTAAATGAAGGACAGCGTGATACATTGTACAGACACAATGTAAACCCAATCACATTCCTAAATGGTGCAGGACTAGTAGTATTTGGACAGAAAACTCGTGCTAGAAATGCAAGTGCATTGGATAGAGTCAATGTTGCAAGACTAGTGGTTTATCTACGCAGCCAGTTGAATCAACTTGCAAAACCATATCTATTTGAACCAAATGATAAAATCACACGTGACGAAATCAAAGGACAGGTAGAAAGTTTAATGGTTGAGTTAGTGGGTCTTAGAGCACTATATGACTTCTTGGTTGTATGTGACGAGACAAACAACACTCCTGCAAGAATTGACAGGAACGAACTTTATGTAGATATAGCAATTGAACCGGTAAAAGCAATTGAATTTATTTACATTCCTCTACGTATTAAAAACACAGGGGAGATCGCAGGTCTTTAAAAAAGTTAGGGTCAAGGAAACTTGGCCCTAATTAGATAAATACTTGTGTATAAGGAGAACAGTAGATGGCAATCTCAACATTAACAAAAATTTCGGTACCGTTAGCAAACGATAACAGCGCAACTAGCCAAGGTTTGCTAATGCCAAAACTTCAGTATCGTTTTAGAATTACACTGGAAAACTTTGGTGTAAGTGCTGAAACACAAGAGCTTACAAAGCAAGTTGTAGAAGCAACTCGCCCAACACTTAGCTTTGATCCAATGACACTAGACGTTTATAACTCACGTGTGTATTTGGCAGGTAAGCACACTTGGGACACAGTTACAGTACAGTTACGTGACGATGTAAATGGTAATGTACAAAAATTAGTTGGTGAACAATTACAGAAACAATTTGACTTCTTTGAGCAGTCGAGTGCAGCTTCAGGTATAGATTATAAGTTTACACAAAGAATTGAAATATTAGATGGTGGTAACGGTGTAAACACTCCAAACGTATTAGAAACTTGGGAGCTATACGGTTGTTTCTTAACAAATGTTGATTATGGCACATTGAATTATGCAAACAATGATGCAGTACAAGTTGGACTAACTATCCAATATGATAATGCTATCCAAGCACCGCAAGGTACAGGCGTAGGCGCAGCAGTGCCACGTAATACAAGTACACTTACAACAGGTGGTGGTAGTTAATTAAGATAAGAGATTGTCAACAGAAAAGAAGGAGCGTAGGGCTCCTTTTTTTTGTGAGATAAATATAGTATGTCCAGTTTTATTGCAAATTATTTTGACAACTTTAGTAATGCTTTAGGTAACCCTAAAGGCAATCTTGGCGACTTTGCACATGCTAGTGCATTGTATATTAGAAATAATCTTCGCCTAACTCCTAAAGTTAAATTTCTTTATCATGTAGTGTTTGATGTGAATAGGTCAGCATTATTAGAATTAGGAGTATATGATCAGTTACAAAAAAGTGAATTTAATTTGCTTGTTGAATCTGCAAGTATGCCTAGTTATACATTTGATACAAGTACACTTAATATGTATAACAGAAAAAAAGTTGTGCAAACAAAAGTAAACTATGACCCTGTAGAATTTGTGTTTCATGACGATAATGCAGGACTAACAACACTGTTATGGGAAAGTTATTTTAGATGGTATTATCAAGATCCTAATTATGCTAGGACTACCAGTTTTGGTCAACCTGATACTAGTGTACCTTTGCCCTATAACAATAATCCTGTTAACCATTACAAAGGCGAATTTGCAAACACATACAATCACGGCTTAGATAGACGTAGAAATTTCAATGTGCCTTTCTTTAACAGTATTACAATAAATCAACTACACAGTACAAATATAAACAATGTCTTTACAAGTGTAACACTGGTTAATCCTATGATTGAACAATTTAGTCATGATAGAGTTGAACAAAGTGCAAGTAATTTTATGACCAATACCATGCGTGTTGCTTATGAATCTGTTATGTACGGTAGAGGAACTACAGGGCAAGATAATCCTGCTGGGTTTGCAGATCCGGCACACTACGATGTAACACCAAGTCCATTATCAATTGAAGGTGGCGGTGTTGAAAATATTTTTGGTCGTGGCGGACTAGTTGACGGATTTACAAGTATTTTTAGAGATATAGAATCGGGTAGATTTGATTTAGGAACAATTGCAACAATTAAAAATACAATAGAAATTGCCAATAATTTAGACATAAACAATGTAAGTGATATAATTAATAGTGCAGAAGGACAAGGAATACAAGCAGGTATTTTAGATGCATTAATCTTAGGTGCTATAGATGCTACATTTCCAAATTCAAACAACTCTGCACAATTAACAAATACGTTTACAAATGGACAAGAACTACAAGGATCGGATGTGTCAAGAAGAGAAAGACTTGCTGCATTACAAAGCAATCAAAATCTATTAGATGAAGTGAGTTTTCAAGTGTTTAGGCTTGAAGCAGGAACTACAAACTCTGGTAACATACAAGACATGAAAGATATTTGGAATAGTTTAAGTCCAATTGGCAAAGAAGAATACTATCAAAAAACATTGGATCAAGTATGAGCAGTATAGAAAACATAAGTTCTAAGGATAAAGTACAACAATTTTTTGACACGTACTTTGACAAAAAAATAGAAATTAGTGCAAATAAAGTAGATGCAACAGTTGGCTTTTTTAAAGATAGAGGCTTTGACGAGCAAGCAGCACTAAGTATAAGCGCAATATTGCTTGAACAAAGTATCAAAGATAAAGTAGATATTTTCAAAGTTTTAGATACACTAAAAGTTTTTGACAAAGTGCAACTATCGGGTATAGTTGCAAAAATACTCAACACTAATCGCAGTGCTGTAAGTTTGCTTGGTATAAAGAGTGAAATTGAAACTACAACAATAGAAGCTAGAAATGTGGTATATTAATGCCAAGATTTGCTCAAGGAAAATATAACCTCAAAAACCCTGACAAGTATATTGGAGGAAGAAGTCCTACATATCGCAGCAGTTGGGAATTTATGTTTATGAGGTTTTGTGATACTAACAATAATGTTAGCAAGTGGGCAAGCGAATCAATCAAAATACCTTATAGAAATCCATTAAGTGGAAAATTTACAATTTACGTTCCTGATTTTTTTATAGTGTATGCAGATAAAAATGGCAAAGAACATGTAGAACTTATTGAAGTTAAACCTGCAAACCAAACTACATTAGAAAAAGCAGGACGCAGTAGAACAAATCAATTACATTATGCTGTAAATCAGGCCAAGTGGGCCGCCGCAAGAGCCTGGTGTAAACAAAAAGGTATACATTTTAGAATTATTAGTGAAGGCGATATTTTCCATCAAGGCCGTAAACGATAATGGATTGCTGGTATTTAAAACACGGATTACATTTGGATTTGACTGTAAATGGGTATAGAGCTAGTCCATGTTGTCAATACAAAGCAAATGAAAATGTTTCAGTTCCAAATCCGCAAGATATACACAAACATGATATATTAAAAAATTTAAAAAATGACTTTGACAATGATATAAAAAATCCAGGATGTGAAAGTTGCTGGACACAAGAAAAACTTTTTAGTCATAGTAAAAGATTAGATGCCCCCACTAAAGACAAATGGCAAGATATTCAAGTTTGGGATTTGCGTCCAGGAAATACATGCAATTTAAAATGCGTAATGTGTATGCCCCATTTAAGCACAAAATGGTATGAAGATGTTGACATTTGGAAAAAGTACAACGACTCAAACTTTAGCATTGATCAAATTAGAACAAAGCAAAAATTTGATTGGGATTATGTAAAAGAAAATACAAAAAACAAAGCATTAAAAATTTACATCGCTGGAGGCGAACCTTTTTACATGAAGGAAGTAATAAATTTTTTAGAATATTTGAGTCAGTTTAAATTTAATTGTAAAAATACAGAAATCATGATAAACACTAACGGAATCAGTTTCAATGATAAAATGATCACACTATTAAAGAAATTTCAAAAACTTGTTTTAATTGTTAGTATAGATGGTTATGGACAAGTCGATGAGCTAATAAGATATCCAACTGTGTTTTCTGAAAAGCTAAAATTTATAAAACAATGTAGAAAATTTGCAGATATAAGGTTAAATGTTACTGTTAGTGCATTAAACTTATTAGATTTGTCCTTACTACAATTAAAGTTTCATAGGTACAATTTACAATTTTATAAATTAGACGCACCTGATTTTTTAAGTATAGATAGTTTACATCCTAAAGTTATTAAAAAAGCAAAAAAAATATATTCCACAAAACACAAAAATAAATTAATATTTGATATGCTATCTAATTATTCATACAATAAAAACAACGCTGAAAAATTAAAAGAGTATCTATTAGATTTAGATAGAAAAAGAAATACAGATAGTTTAAAAATCATTCCTTGGTGTTTTCGTGTATAAATACTAGCATATATTGGAAGACAACATGACCAAAAAATTAGAAGATATGCTTAATATGTCTGATAACAAAGACATTGTAGAACCTAAAAAAGATAAAAAACAACAGGCTATTGTAGATCAACAAGACACATTCCGTGATATTGAAGAATTTGACAAAATTGCTAGTGCTTTGCCAGCTGTTAAAGGATTAGGTCAAATGGCCGATAACGAACTAAATGAAGTTGCAGATAAAGCCATGCAAGCATATGATGATTTAATGGATTTAGGTATGAATGTTGAAAGCCGTTACAGTGGCAGAGTGTTTGAAGTTGCTGGTACAATGTTAAAAACAAACCTAGATGCCAAAGTAGCAAAGCTAGATAAAAAACTTAAAATGGTTGAGCTACAACTGAAAAAAGAAAAAATGGATAGAGACGGATCTAATACACCAGGTGATGTTGTTAATGGCGATGGGTATGTAGTTACAGATAGAAATAGTTTGCTACAAAAACTCAAAGGCTTAAACACCGATGGTGATAGTTAAAAACAAATTCACTTTTGTACACATTAGAAAAACAGCAGGAACAAGTATTAGAGCTTGGATACAAAATAATTTTGTATGCGATTGGTGTGATGCTTGGCATGTTACTTTACCTGAAGCAAAAACTATGGGCTATAACAATTTTGGTTGGAAGTTTTGTGTTACAAGAAATACGTTTGATAGACTTGTAAGTCATTACAAATTTCAAAAAGATAGACACTACTACAAATTAAAAGAATTAAGTTATAAAGATAAATGGAAAAAATTAAAAACTAAAACTGAAATTTATGAACGAGATTTTGAATATTGGTATGATAGACAAATTGATGAAGGACATTATTTTACACAAATACAATATACTAGAGATTGTGATTATATGATAAAGTTCGAAAAATTAAACAGTAACTTTAGATATATCCAATTTTTAACAGGTTGTAATGAGCCTTTGCCTTATTTGAACGGAACGCCTGGCACATCATATAAAGAACTATATACACCTTCGTTGATTAAAAAAGTTAAAAAAGATTACGAAGAAGAATTAGAAACTTTTAAATATACTATATAGGAAAAAATGAAGATAGCAATTTGTGGATGTAGTTTTAGTAGCGTTACAAGAACGTACCATCCTAATTATAAAAATTTAAAAAATACACATTTTAGCGAGCTTTTACAAACACACCACAATGTTGTAAATTTTGCACAACCGGGTGTCAGTAACTATCATATAAGATTACAAGTAGAGGAAGCAATTAAATGCAATCCAGATATTGTAATACTTACACCAACAAATGTTCCTCGATTTGAAATAGTGGCAAAAAGTCTTACAAATGATCAAAATATATTTGACCAAATTTCTTTTCAAGACTCAAATAGTACTAAAATGATTAGTACTACATTTTTATCAGCATTTAAAAATACAAGTCTATCACGATACAAAAAAAGTCTAGTGCGTGACTATGTTAAATATTTCTATGATCCACTATGGGATACAAAAAAACAAATATGGGTATTAGGAGATGCATTAGCGCAACTTAAACATCGCAAAATACCTTGCTTATTACAACCCTGGTTTTTAAACGATTTTTTATTTTTTGAAGAAAAAGATTTTGAGCAAAATTTTGAACACATATATGGATATATTATTCCTTACAAAGATTCAATTTGTTCGTATAAAATAGATTTCAAAAAGAAAATTAAGGATCCTGGATATCATACAACAGTTGAATCACAAAAAAAGTTTTATCTTTATCTTGTTGAAAATGCTTTTAATAAGGTAAATACATTATAGAATTTAGGATACAATAATGAAAAGTTTTGCAGAATATTTAACAGAATCTAAAAAAACCTACCCGTTTAAGATTGGTGTAGCAGGCGAATTGCCTGAAGGTTTTGAGAACAAACTAGAAACTATGTTAGAAAAATATGGTGTACTAAGTATGACACCCGGCAAAAAAACACCTATTCAAAAACGTCCATTAGACTTTCCACAACTTGAAAATGTTGATGTAACTTATTATGAAATTGAATTGCAGTATCCTACAACTGTTCAAGTGCTTGAACAATATTTACAACAAAGTTGCAACATTGATGAGGGTAGAGTTATTGTACGTAATCCTAATGAACCACAGGAACTTTATCAGCAAGAAAAAGAAGATGAAGAATATGTTGCAAAACTTACACAAGAAGACATGGGCGGAGAAAGCGCACAAGAAGATGTAGCAGGAAACCGTGTAATGAACTTGTTAAAAGAATTAGAAACTGCTCGTAAAGAAAGAGACATCGATCCAACTGCTGATACTCCAAAGGGTGAAAGCAAGGACATTGGCGATGCAGAAAATACAAAAAGTCCAATAGGAGCATAAGATGACACAACAACTAAATGAAAACCCTTTAATAGCTGCACTATTTGGTGCATTAGTTGGAATGGGTCTTGAAA